GAGTAAGAGGGCCGCCCGTCACCGATTGGACCGCTTACACTCCCTCACTGACCACTAACAACGGCGTGAACGCGATTACTTTAAACGCATCCAGCAAAACTGATCCTTTTGGCTTCTGGCGTCGAGTGGGAGATAGCGTCGAGATTCGAGCGGCCTTCAACAACGGCTCGGGCGGCGCAGCATCGGGTACGGCTGGGACTTTCGAATTAAGCCTGCCCCCAGGCATAGTGCCTGACACTGCTAAAATTACTAGCAACGGTCAGACCGGATTTGTTGTTGGCGTGGCACAAAACTTCATCCTACCGACTGCGGCCCAATACGCACCAGATCACGCAGTACAGGCCGTACTTGGTGTGGGCATCTACCGACTTTCTCAATGGAAACAGGCCACCAATGCCTTCGCAGCACTAGCAGATATTATCGCGAACACTTCGGTGAATTTCCATGTGAAGTTTCCTGTCGCGGGCTGGTCTTCAAGCGTTCAGATGAGCCAGGATACCGATACGCGGGCTGTAGCGGCCAGCGCCACTGGCAACCCCGCCTCAGTCGTTGCTACAGCCGTAATTGTTTTCCCTACACTGATCCTGGATACGCACGGTGCTTATAGTGTCTCGACGGGCCGCTACACTTGCCCGGTTGCCGGTATTTATCGAGTCAGTGTGTCCGGCAGCCACTTCGCAGCGGCCCAGTCTTGGTTCGTCTATAAAAATGGCACCATAGGGACTCTGCTCTTTACGGCGAGCGCTTCCGATACTGGCTTTTCGGGATCAGTGCTTGTCCAATGCTCAGCTGGCGACCTGCTAGACTTCCGCTCGAATCAGACCACCGACGTAGGTGACGGTTCTATTCAATTTATGCGCCTCTCCGGCCCTGCCACAATCGCGGCGAGTGAAAAAATTCGAGCCAAAGCGTATGGCGCAACCACTTCGATCCCTAATGCAGCAACAACCACAGTAGTTAACCCGACTAAAAAATTCGATACACACGGCGCATACAGCACTACAACCGGCCTTTTCACTGCTCCAAGGTCTGGATTCGTGAGCGTAAGCGCGGCAGTAAACGCCAGTTCTGCATCCGGAACTGGCGCGATCAATAATGCGGTGCTGTTACAAACGAACAAGAACGGGTCTACTGACTCTTTCATCGGTGGTTTTGTAGCGGAACAAACCGGAACGGGTCTCACCCGACGCTTGTCCGGCAGCACAGTTATACAGGTGATCGCTGGCGACACAGTAGGCGTGCAGATCAATAACCCAGACTCAACATTTACTTGTGTCGGCACCGAGGTCGGCGCATGGGTCAACTTCGAAATGGAATAGAGTCGCGATTGAACGGATCGGGGGTACTCCGTGAACCGCTACGTAATCACGAACATTCGAAATGTCAGGAAGCTGGTGTGACCGATTGGCCTTTTCAACTTACAGCGAGTTTCAGCAAGCGGATGCCTCTGAAAAGATCGGGCTCGCCGTCATTGAAGCAGCACGTCGGCTAGTTGGCTGGGTCATATGGTCTGGCTCCGTGTACCGCGTGGCGATTGATGAGCAGGTCCTGGTCTCGCTCGCTTCAAACGGAACGGCCCTCACCTCAGCTTCCTCCATTGCCGCCGTCGTCGCCGGAACCTTCTACCATGACCGAAAAGGCGGATACCTGTACGCCCGGACCGCTGACTCCGCCCATCCTGACGCGCGCTTCCTCGCGCTCGTATTCCGAAACTTCTTCGCTAACGTACCGGTGAATGCCCCGCACGACGCGCCGGTGGGCGCCGGCTTTGACGTTGAGTGGATGCCGTACCTGGAGGATGACTCTGTCTTTGCGGTGGAGATTGAGAACAGCAAGAGCCTCCTTGGCCTCGCGATTTCCAGTTCTTCGCAGGTCCGTCTGAAGAATGACCGTGAGTACTGGGACACTCGATACGACAAAATCACGTACGAAAGCCACCGCCTTTTCCTCTACTCGTGGTCGCGCGGGCTCCCCATTACGCAGGCAAAGCTCGTGTACAAGGGCCGAATCGAAAAGAAGAAGTATGACGAAAAGTACCTGACCTTTGACTTGAAAGACTTTCTCGACGAGCTCCGCGCCACAGTCGGCATCTCAAAGATGAAGGACTACGTCGGCGGTCGTATTCCTGATTCACTCCTTCCGGCCTATCAGCGAAGGCTCTACGGATACGTCCAAGGGCACGTACCGACGCCCGTCGACCAGGTCCTGCCGACCACCGGGTACCCGCTCACTGGAACCGTGTCGATCGCGAACGGTGCCACTGCCCTCGTCGGAGTCGGAACCACGTTCCTGTCTAAACTTTCTCCAGGCGATGACGTACTCATTGGCGCGGCGAGCACCAGGGTACGAATTGAAGAAGTCACGTCGGATACAGCCGCCGTTTTGTCAGATGTCTTCTCCGAGTCAACTCAAACCGCCGTTGCCTTCAGCGTCTTTCCTTCTCACCCTAAGCGGTACGCCAACCGAGAATTCCTAGTTGCGGGTCACGCGATCGCGCGGCCGGCGCTGACCGTCGGAGTTATGGTAGACAACTCCGCCTTCTTCGTTGACTCAACTGACGAGCTAGTGGAGGGAGACACGGTGGAGTTCGGAGGGGAGCAAACTACCATACGCGTCCTTGGTGAAGGCTTCATGAAGCTCACCAGCGCGTTGCCGGCTGGCCTTACGACAGGGAGCACTGTTTACCGAAGCTCAGTCAGCAATGTCTACCTTGGGAGCCGCCAGCTCAGCCTCACGCGTGACTACACGTACGACGCCGTCACGGCCAAGATCACACTGGACCAGCTTGCCGAATTTAACGTTGCCCCCGTGCGTGTGCTATCTGGAACCATCACGACTACTGCGGCCTCGCGAAACGTTGTCGGAGTCGGCACCCAGTTTCGCACTGAGCTATTGCAAGGGGCCTGGATCAAAAGCCTGGCAGGATGGTACGAAGTGCTTGACGTTGTGGACGACCTGAACCTAATCCTCCGCACCGCCGTTGACGCTGCTCATGACGGCGCTGGCCTGGGCTCTTTCTACAAAAATCCAAAGGTCTACGAATCTGATTCAGTCCTCGTGTGCGACGCGCTCGGAAAGAAAGACGAAGACGGGAACTTTATTCGATACGCTGGCGGTGCGGCCCGGGACCTTCTGCGTGACGCTGGCTTAGAGGATGACGTGGTCGACGCTTCGTTTGAAACGGCGGACGAACTCCTTCCGCACCGAATCGGCTTCTCCATACCTGAACGTTACGCTGACAAGAAGCCGCCAGTCCTTCGCGACGTTCTCAACCGGCTCTGCCGTTCCGTCTTCGCCTCCATCGTTTTGAACAGTGACTTTCAGCTTGAGATGTCGCCGCTGGAACCGGGATACGAAGACGAGCCAGCCGCATTTGACGAAGCGACGATTCTCACCATGAAAGTCGAGAGTGATTCAACTCAACTCATCTCGGCGGCCAACGTTTCCTATAATCAGCAAGAGCACAACGCGGCATCTGGCGGGCCACTCACGAGCGTAAAGACGGAACTCAACGACCAGTACCTCGCGAGCACAGAGAAGCAGCTAACCGTTGAGACCTTCCTAGTTGACGAAGAGGACGCCGAGATCATGGCTTCTCGCTGGGCGTTCCTGCTTTCAAAAGCTAACTCAGACGTGACTTTTAAAACGAAGCTTCAGGCCGCACGGCTCAAAGTATTTGATGTCGTGAGCCTATCTCACGAGAAGCTTTACGAACGTTTCGGCAGCAACTCTCGCATGCGCATCGGAGCAATCCTTTCCTTAAGGAAGACGGTGGACAGCGTAGAGGTTAAGGTGAATGACCTGGGCAATGCCTTCGGGCGGTGCGCCAGAATTTGCGACGATGACGCGTTAGACTATGAGGACGCTCTTGAGGGAGAGAAGCTCGTGAACGGGTACATGACCGACGAGAACGGGCTCACTGAAGGCGATGAAGGAATCAACCTAATCTGGTAAACGATGGCGTACACGGCAATAACCACCAGCCTCATTAAGTCGGGACGAGCGTCCCTTAATTCCTTGTTTGACTTAGTGCGCACTAACTTCGTGGACCATGAGACGCGAATACTCGCTTTGGAAAGCCCGACGACTTCGGCAATCCCGACCGGCGTCGTGCTCGAACACGGCGCTAACCTGGTACCGTCTGGATACCTGGCGTGCGATGGCTCTGTCCTTTCTCGCGCGGCGTATTCAGACCTCTTTGCGGTGATAGGCACCGCATTCGGAGACGGCTCCGAAGGCGCTTCAAACTTCCGAATACCTGACCTCCGCGGACGAGTAGCGATTGGCTCTGGTACTGGCGGCGGGCTCACCGCTCGCACGCTGGGTGCTTCACTCGGTGCTGAGACGCACGTCCTCTCTACCGCTGAACTAGCCGCGCACACTCATGCGAAGACGGACTCTGGCCACACTCACGTAAAAGCAAATCAGCAATTAGGCGGGCCAGGTGGCGCTACCGCAAACTTCTACGTCAATCAGAATGCGATCAACTCTTCGCCAACCGAAAACCTAACCACCGGCTCTGCGGTGACCGGACTTTCAGTAGACAACACCGGAAGCGGCGGAGCTCATAACAACCTTCAGCCGTCCTTAGTCGTGGGGTTCATCATAAAGTCATGAGCTACAGCGCACTTCCAGCCAGCCTCATTGCCGAAGGAAAAGGTATCGTCCGCTCGCTATGGACCTCCATCAAATCAAACTTCACTGATCATCAGACGCGCATTAACGCCCTGGAAGGATTGAACGTTGCTCCGGTCGGCGCAATCGTGGACTACACAGGGGCCTCTGCTCCGTCAGGATGGCTCCTCTGCGAAGGTGGAGAAGTGAGTCAGGAAGTCTACTCGTCTTTGTACTCGTCCATCGGAACCATTTACAACTTGGGCACCGAGGTCGCTGGGAACTTTCGTCTGCCTGACTTTCGTGGCCGCGTAGCCGTCGGAAAAGGAACGGGAACTGGACTCACCGCACGCACGGTAGGCAGCACGTTCGGAACGGAGAGCCATCCGCTAACAAGCGCCGATATTCCGTCGCACAGCCACTCCGTGACAGACGCTGGTCACACTCATAATTTTGTTGCGTCTGGTGGAGGCTCAGGATTGCCGGGGAGGAACACCGACGCCTCAACCACCTACAATAATAACAGCAGCACGAACACCACTGGGATGACGCTACAAAACACCGGAAGCGGAACCGCTCACAACAACGTGCAACCATCGGTAGTGGCGAAGAAGATCATCAAATTCTGAGGAAGCGAAATGGCAGGCTACAAAAACATTCCGACTTCAGCAGTGGCAGTAGGACGAGCGACTGCGCAAGCGCTTTGGCGTCGCGTGCGTGGAAACTTAGTTTCTCATCAGGCGCGCATCTCTGATCTGGAGTCGGCCCCAACGCTCTTCCCCACCGGATCTGTGCTGAAGTTCGCCGGCGCGGCGGCTCCTACTGGATGGCTCCTCTGTGAAGGCCAAGTGGTCCTGAGGACCGCATACGCTGACTTATTCGCCATAATGAGCACTTCTTACAATACCGGAGGCGAAGCCGGCACCGACTTTCGATTGCCGGACGGTCGCGGCCGAGTATTCGTGGGGGCAGGTACCGGGACGGGGCTTACCGCCAGAACGTTAGGCGGATACTTCGGAACGGAAAACCATCAGCTCATTACGGCTGAGCTTCCAACCCACACCCACGGAATCACTGACCCTGGCCACCAACATACATCCATCCTCCTCAAGGCAACTGGCGGCGGCGCAACTGAATCTCACATGCCACATCCCGGCAACGGCACGGCCCAGACGCCGAACATTGCATCAACTTCCGTCGTGACCGGAGTCACTATCGGGAATACCGGAAGTGACACGGCCCACAACAACATGCAGCCATCTGCCGTACTGAACTGGATCGTAAAAAGC